TATCGATGCAGGAACGTTATCTAATTTACCTGCAGGATTTAAATCTCGTGGATTAAATATTCAAAAACACGATGACCCATTACAACCAGGAGAGTGGAGAGACGTTGACGTTCCTGGTGGTAGATTATCAGATTCTTTCCTTCCCTTACCGTATAAAGAACCAAGCGCAACACTAACTAACCTTTTAGGTGTTTTAATTGATTCTGGTAAACAATTCGCAGCAACTATTGAGCAACCTACGAGTGACGGTAACTCTGAAGCCCCAGTCGGCACTACTGTAGCTTTATTAGAAAAAGGTCAGCGCGTTATGTCTGCGATACATAAACGTTTACATTATGCACAGCGTCAAGAGTTTAAAATATTAAAAAGAGTTTTTAGTGAGTTTTTGCCTCCTGAATATCCATACTCAGTTCAGGGGGCATCTGAAAATGTATTCGCTTCCGATTTTGATAAATCTGTAGATGTAATCCCTGTAAGTGATCCAAATATCTTTAGTATGACGCAAAGGATAGTTTTAGCACAAACACAATTACAAATGGCACAAGCGGCACCAGATATTCATAATTTACGTGAGGCGTATAGAAAAATGTATCTTGCTTTAAATATAAAAGATATAGATGCAATTTTACCTCAAGAACAAGAAATACCTCCAAGAGATCCGATTAGCGAACAACAAGCTGCTATGACAGGAAATCCAATTAAAGCGTTTGAGTTTCAAAACCACGAAGCGTATATAGCAGCGCATAGCGCATTTTTACAAAATCCCATGATGCAACAAAACCCTGCGGTGTTACAAATCATTGGTGCGAATATACAAGAACACCAAGCGATGTTATATAGAATACAAATAGAACAGGCTCTTGGTCAACCATTACCTCCACTAGATCAACCGATGCCGCCTGAGATGATGAACGAAATAGCGGTAGCCGCTGCGACAGCGACACAACAAGTAACAGGTCAAGCACAAGCAATGGCACAAGCACAAGCAATGGCACAAAGTGATCCACAACGTGAAATGTTTGAACAACAGTTACAACAAGAACGTGATGAATTAATGCAGAAAGATATGAGCGAACAACGTAGACTAGAAGCTGAAATGCAAAAAGCTCAGATTAACGCACAAGTAGAGTTAGAACGTATAGAGGCTAACCGTGATGCGCAAGAAGTAAAAACTGCTATCGATCTACAAGAACTTGAGTTACGAAACGAAAGAGACGTAGAAAAGAATTTTAACGAACTGGTTAAAACAGTAAAACAAACCACTAGAGAGGACTAGGTATGAATAAATATTTTAATAATGACAATTATCCAGCACCTAAATCTTCAGCTAAATCTTCAGCTATGAGCGATCCTGCTGTTCAAGACGACACTAGAACAGAAGAAGTTAAAGCTGGCGAACTAATTATCAAAGATAATAAAGTCGCAGGAGAAGAAGCTAAGATGAAAGCTGGGTATGGTCAAACAAAAGGACTTCTTTATTATAGATACATTAAGTAATTAGTGGACTATATAAAAGCAGCGGAGCATTTGCTCCAAAAAATACGAAAGAGAAAAGATGATCTTTCGCAAACGTTAGCTACAGGTAGCGTTCAGGATTTTGAACAATATCACAGAATAGTTGGCGAAATAGCGGGTTTGAATATAGCGGAGCAGGAAATTCAAACCTTAAATTCAAATATGGAGGACATAGATGACTGAAACTGTTCCAAATCGAGTAGATAATTTTGGCAGTGATACCCCAAAACCTGTAGAAGAACAGGAAGCTGGACTTACTGTTGAGACGTTAGACTCGCACACGGAAAAATTACCGCACCCCACAGGATATAGAATATTAATTCTACCTTTTACACCACCATCAGTAACTAAAAGTGGAATACATTTAGCGAAACAAACTGTTGATAGAGAATCACTAGCAACTGTTGTTGGCTATGTTGTTAGACTTGGACCTGATGCGTATGGAGACGAAAATAAGTTTCCAGACGGAGCTTGGTGTCAAGAAGGTGATTGGGTTATATTCGGAAGATATGCTGGAGCTCGTTTTAAGATTGAAGGAGGCGATATGCGTCTTTTAAACGATGACGAGATTTTAGCTGTAATCGATAATCCTGAGGATATATTATCATAAACGTGGAGAATACCATGCAAGAAGAAGCACAAAAAATAGAACTAGAACTTCCTGAAGGGGAAGTCGATATAAGAGAAGCTGACGTAGACGATTCGATTACGGAAGTGGAAGAAGCTCCTGTTCAAGAGGCTGTTAACTCTGGAGAGCAGGAATTAGATAGCATTAGCGAAAGCGTACAAAAACGTATAGATAAGCTAACTTATAAAATGAGAGAGGCTGAGAGACAACGCGACGAGGCAGTAAATTACGCTCAAAGCGTTCATACAGATAATACTCAGCTAAAAGAAAAATTAAAGAATTCCGATTCTTCCCTTTTCAAAGAGTACGACAATAGGATACAATCGGATCTTGAAAGAGCCAAAATCAACTTAAGAGAGGCTCAAGAAAAGGGAGACCCTGATGATATTGCTAGTGCAACAGAATTACTTTCAAGGAGTGCAGCAGAAGCTGAAAACCTTAAAAGACTTTCTGCGCAACAACAAGCAAGACAAACCTCTACTGAGGAAGAGGTTCAGGTTCCTAATTTTCAACAATCTACAGCGCCTCAACCAGATCCAAAAGCAGAGGCATGGGCTAACAAAAACGAATGGTTTGGGAATGATCAAGCTATGACTTACGCAGCCTTTGGGATACATAGACAACTTATAGAAGAGGGAGTTGATCCTCATTCTGATAATTACTATGCTCAAGTAGATTCAAAAATTAGAGAGTATTTTCCTCAAAAGTTTTCCGAAGAGCAATCTGCCCCCGCGCAGCAAGTTGCAGCTTCTAGCAGAGGTGCTATAGGCAAGAAAAGTAGTGCGCGCAAAATAAAACTCACGCCAAGTCAGGTAGCAATAGCTAAAAGACTTAACGTGCCACTAGAAGAATATGCAAAACATATTGAGCAAGGAGTATAAACATGACAGATAACAATAACACAAGAAACTCCAGGTCTGCAGAGACTCGAGAAACTCAAACTCGCAGAAAACCTTGGCAACCCCCGTCTATGTTAGACGCCCCTGAAGCCCCTCCTGGATACCAACATCGTTGGATCCGTGAGTCTATAAGAGGACAAGATGATAAATCTAATATGTCAAAACGTATTAGAGAGGGATATGAGCCTGTGAGAGCAGAAGATTATCCTGATTTCGAAGCCCCTACAATAGACGACGGAAGCAGGTCGGGAGTCATAGGAGTTGGAGGTTTAATACTCGCAAAAGTTCCAGTCGAAACCGCACAAGAAAGAGATGCTTATTTTAAATCACAAACAGCGGATCAACTTAACGGGGTAGACCATAACTATATGCGAGAAAGCGATCCTAAGATGCCTATTAAAGATAGTGATATCCAAAGGTCATCAAAGGTTCAATTTGGTAGTCGACCCAATGATGAGTCGTCTGATTAATAATAATTTTATATAGAGGTATATAACATGGCTAATACTGATGCCCCTAACGGGTTCACGCCAGCTTACCACATGTATGGAGGAGTTATTAGACCTGCTCGTATGAGAATCGCTAGTGGCTACGGCACTTCAATTTTTAGTGGAGACGTAGTTACACTTTCTAGTGGTTATGTTCAACAAGCGGGAGCTACTGACACCCCTATAGGTGTGTTTTACGGCGTATTTTACACAGCTACTGACGGCGAGCCTACTTTTTCTAAAGTATGGACTGCCTCCACTGCTACTCAAGGAAGTGCGGATGCCGAAGCTTTGGTTTATAACGATCCTGGGATCGTTTACGAAGCTCAATTTACTGCGGGAACACCTGCTGTAAGTTTTATCGGCAATAAGTACACGCTTTCTACAACTGCTGGTTCTACAACCAACGGTAGATCAAAAGAAGGTGTTACTGCAACTACTTCCTCTGGTGTGGCGTTATGCGTAGGTTTTAACTTAGCTCCATCGAATTCGATTGGCGCTTATGCAAGAGCTTACTTCACATTCCCGACCAATACATTTGCGGTCTAATTTAGGAGAATAAACAATGGCAATTAATAGAGCACAATTAGTCAAAGAGTTAACTCCTGGACTACATGCACTGTTTGGACTAGAGTATGATCGTTATGACAACGAACATGAGGATATCTTCGACACAGAAACTTCTGAAAGAGCTTTTGAGGAAGAAGTAATGCTAACTGGTTTCGGTGAAGCATCTGTTAAAGGTGAAGGCGCAGCAGTCGTTTACGACACAGCGCAAGAAGCTTGGACAGCTCGTTATTCACACGAAACTGTAGCGTTAGCTTTTGCTTTAACTGAAGAGGCTATTGAAGATAATCTTTATGATACTCTTGCTTCAAGGTACACAAGAGCGTTAGCACGTTCAATGCAAACAACTAAACAAGTGAAAGCAGCGAATGTTCTTAATAACGCCTTCAACTCCAGCTTTGTTGGTGGTGATGGTAAAGAACTTTGCGCGACTGATCACCCGACAGTTGGCAACATTGACCAGAAAAACGAGCTTAGTACAGCAGCAGACTTAAACGAAACTTCACTTGAACAAGCACTAATTGATATTGCTGACTTCAAAGATGAAAGAGGTTTAAAAATAAATGCACAAGCAACGAAATTAATAATTCCACCTGCTTTGCAATTTACTGCTGACAGACTTATGGAAAGTCCTGGAAGAGTTAACACTTCTGACAACGATATCAATGCTATAAGAAATATGGGCATGGTTTCAGGCGGATATGCGGTAAATCACTATCTAACAGATACTGACGCATTCTTCCTAAAAACTGATGTTCCTAATGGTCTTAAGCACTTCGTTAGAACACCTGTATCAACAAGCATGGAAGGCGACTTCGAAACTGGAAATGTTAGATATAAGGCTAGAGAGCGTTACAGCTTCGGATTCAGTGACTGGAGAGGAATCTTCGGTTCACCAGGAGCGTAAGTTCTATCTGGTTCGTATGGAAAGGGAAGCTTCGGCTTCCCTTTTCTTTTTGAAATTTATAAGATAGAATGACAAAAGATCTAGGGAAAAAATAATTTATCTATCGACTGACCTAGCAGACTCGCCAAGACGATAGAGTATTAAGGAGACTTAATTATGGCAAAATCGACATTTTCAGGACCAGTTAAATCTTTAGCTGGTTTTATTTCAGCAGGTAATGCAGTAGTAGTAAGCCTAACGGCGGACACTTCACTTACGGTAGCGGCACACGCAGGTAAAATACTAACTTGTAACGATGCAGACGGTAAATTTACTTTACCAAGTATTGTAGCTACAGCACCAGGAAGAGACGATGACCCTAATCAAACTAACAATTTAGGTGCAAGTTTCTTCTTTGTTGTTGAAACAGCTGCAACAGATATGGACATACTAACAGACGGAACTGATAAGTTTGTTGGAGGTCTTTACACTGGTAAAGATGATTCTACAGGTAAAACTTTTATATCTGGTGCGTCAAATGATGTAATTACTATGAACGGAAGTACAAAAGGCGGACTCGCTGGCAGTATTGTGAAAGTAACTGCAATGGCTTCTGCAAAGTATGCCGTTGAAGGAATTATTTTAGGTTCAGGAACTATAGTTACACCATTCGCCGACGCTTAATAGGAGACTAATATGAGCTCATCAGATGTAAAAGCCTCAGTGCCTTTGACCTCTACTGGTCAATTACAAGGTACTATAGGAAGTGGAGCGGGTACAGCAACTAATTTGGGACCATTAAGGATCCAATCTGTACAAGCTCAATCAAGTGCTGCTGATGCTACTATAAAAGTGTAC